GCGAACGTGGCCTTCGGACGGGCCCGGCGCGCGGCGAACAGGTCGTCCACCTCGGCCTCGGTGAAGCCCGAAGCGAGGAGGCGCTTGCGCTCCTCCTCGTCGGTCGGCGGTGTGAAGTCAGGCGGCGGCGGATCGTCCATGATCCAGCCGCCGTCCGGTGTCTCAGGCATCGGCTACACCGTAACACCCTTCACGGTGACGTCGAACTCGTGCGCCCGCCGGTTGAACTCGCGCCGGTCCTGCGCCTGCTCCTCGCGAAGCACCTTGCTCGCGTAGTCCTGCACCGCGCCGATGATCGTGCGGTCCTGACCGACGATGTCGCCGAGCAGGGACGAGACGGTCACGCGGTGGATCTTCTCGATCAGCCGTTCGCCGCGCCCCTCGGTCAGGACGCGCTCGATGCGCACCGTGCCCCGGTACTCGCGGTACGTCGGGACGCCGGAGATCAGGCGGGTGCCGATGAACACGACCCCGGCCTCCGTGTCGCTCCAGCCGATCTCGACCTGCGTCTGGACGTCCTCGCTCGACGTGTGGGTCCAGTGGGTGCGTGAACTCTGGCGCTTCATGCGTGTCGCTCCATCTTCACGAGGGCCGAGAACCGGCCCGTCGGGGTCTTGCGGATTGAGAGGATCGTGACGGTCGCGCCGGGGACTTCCCGCTCGGCGGTCCGCTTGATCAGCCAGTGGGCCTCGATCTCGTCGGTCGCGTAGATCGTCCGACGGTAGGTCCAGTGGTTCAGCCGGTTGTCCATGTGTGCCTCCTGTGTGTTACCCCAGCCGGAGCGACCCCTGTGAGATCGGGGAGCCTTGCCTCCTGACAGGAAGAACATACTGCGGGCCCGGCAACCTGTCAAGCCCCTAGTCGCGTGTTGCGCCTGACGGAACGTTGCGTTCGATGCGTGCGATGGTGCAGACTTCCCTCCCGATGGCAGTCCTGATGTCAGAGGGAGCACGTCTATGCCCGAGGTGAAGGCGTTCGACCTCGTTGACTTCGACCTGACGAACGACGGGGACTTCCTCGTCGCCTTCGCCCGGCTGAACGAGATCGACCACGACAAGGACGTGACGTTCCCGGGCGCGGTCCCGAAGGGGCGCATCGTCCCGGTCAGCGACTACGGCCACACGTCATGGCCCGAGCGCGGCGCACGCCTGCCGACCGGCAAGGCGCTCCTGTCCGAGGACGGGGATCTGGCGCTGGCGAAGGGCGGCTTCTTCCTGAAGACCACGCAGGGCGCGAACGCCTACGAGACCGTCAAGGCGATGGGCGACGTGCAGCAGTGGTCGTACGGCTTCGACGTGACGGACTTCGAACCGAAGCCGAAGTCGCACCCGGGCGCACGGCGCGGCCTGAAGGCGCTCGACATCCACGAGATCAGCCCCGTCCTGCTGGGCGCGGGCAAGTCAACCGCAACCCTCGCGATCAAGGGACTGGACGACGACCTGCTGGCCGGGTCGTTTCTGGAGCAGGCGGACCGCGTGCTGGCCGCAGCGAAGGATCTGAACGTCCGGGAGTCCGAGATCATCGACCTCCGGCTGAAGGAGGGCAGGAAGATCAGTTCAGACCGCCGCAAGCGGCTGGAGGACTTCCTCGCCACGATGCAGTCGCTGGTGGAGAACACGACGGCGCTCCTCGCAGAGACCGAGGTCCCGCCGAAGGAGCCGCAGACGGGCAAGTCGCGACTGCTCGCCGCTCAGGCGGAACTGCGGGCCGAACTCGTCTCCCGGGGCTACGGCCTCGGCCTCCTGACACCACAGCAGTAGGAGAAGCACGCAGTGGCGAACACCGACCTGCGCGAGAAGGCGGCGGGCCTGTTCAAGGACGCAGCCGCTCTCGTCGAGGGTAAGGACGTCGATTCGCTCAGTGACGCCGAGTTCGACGGCTACAAGGCGAAGATGGCCGAAGCCATCGCCGCCGACGCCGAGTACACGAAGTCGGCAGAGCGCGGCGAGCAGATGGAGACCCTGAAGGATCGGCTGGACTTCTACCACGAGAAGGCCCGGGGCGGGCCCATCCCGTGGCAGCGGACCCAGATCGACGACCCCCGGGGCGTCCTCACCCGCAAGTCCATCGGCCAGCAGTTCGTCGAGTCCGAGGAGTACAAGGAACTCACGGACAGCGGCGTCCTGAACAGCGACCGGGCGACGTTCAAGACGACCCCGTTCAACCCCCAGATCAAGGCGGCCAGCGACATCATCTCGGGCACGGCGGCGACGTCGGGCGACCGGGCCGGTGCCGGTTCCGCGCTGATCACCCCCCAGTACCTCCCGGGCATCCTGCCGCTGCCGCAGGCCCCGACGGTCGTCCGCGACCTGTTCAGCAACGACAGCACGACGTCCGACCAGTTGTCGTACGCCTACCAGACCGCGTTCGACAACGCGGCAGCCGCCGTCTCGGAAGCCGCCATCGACGGCAACCCGACCGGTGGGAAGCCGCAGTCGTCCATCGGCTGGCAGCGCCGGACCGACAACATCGAGACCATCGCGACGTGGATGGCCGCGACGCGCAAGCAACTGGCCGACTACGGCCAGACCCGGTCGCTGATCGACAACCAACTCCGGCTGATGCTGGATCTGGAGATCGACGACCAACTGATGAACGGCGACGGGACGTCTCCGAACATCAGCGGTCTGCTCGACCGGAGCGGTCTCCAGACCCTCGACCTGACCCCGCACTTCGCGGCAGGCACGAACCTCGACGGCATCCGCACCGCGAAGCGGCTCGTGAAGACGGGCGCAGCGCGGGCGAACGCCGACGCCGTGGTGATGAACCCGGTGGACAGCGAGGAATACGACCTGATGAAGGACTCGCAGGGGCGCTACCGGGCGGGCGATCCGTTCGGCGTCCTCGGCCCTGCGACGCCCGACACGGCCCCGATCTGGCGGATGCGCCGGGTCGAGTCCGAGGCGGTCGATCCGGGCACGGCCATCGTGGGCGCGTTCAAGCAGGGCGGAACGGTCTTCGAGCGGGAGGGTGTCACCATCCTCACGAGCGACAGCCATTCCGACTTCTTCGTCCGCAACCTCGTCGCCGTCCTCGCCGAGACCCGGCTGGGTCTCGCCATCTTCTTCCCGGCGGCGTTCTGCGTCGTCACCCTTCAGGACTGGGATCTCGGCTCGTAAGCCTGTAACCTCCTGACCCGGAAGCCCCGGCCTTTCTCCCCCCAGAGGCCGGGGCTTCTGCGTACCATGCGGGGGTGTCAGTCGTCGCCGTCATCCCGTCACGCGGGCGGCCCGAGCGGGCGCTCGACGCAGCCGAGGCGCTGCGCAAGCGGGCCGTGCTGGTCGGCACCAGCGTCGTCCTCGCGCTCGACGCCGACGACCCGACGCTGGCGGGCTACTCGGCCCGCAACGGCGACATCTGGTACCGGGCCGAGATCAGCCGCGTCGTGCTCCAGCCGGACGACACGGGCAACCTCGTGAAGGCCACGAACACCGTCTCCCTGCGGATCGCCCGGGAGAACCCGACGGCGATCATCGGCAACCTCGGCGACGACCACCTGTGCCGGACGGAGGGCTGGGACCGGCTGGTGAAGCGGGCGCTGGCGCGGCCCGGCATCGCCTACGGCGACGACAAGATCCACGGCGCGCACCTGCCGTCGGCCCCGTTCATCAGCGCGGAGATCGTCAACGCGCTCGGCTGGTACGCGCTGCCGACGTGCAACCACCTGTACATCGACGACGCATGGCGCGAACTGGGCAAGCGGATCGGCTCGCTGCACTACGTGCCGGACCTCGTCATCGAGCATATGCACCCGGCTGTCGGCAAGGCGGCGACCGACGCGGGCTACGACCGCGCACAAGCCACGGTGGAGGCCGACAAGGCTGCGTTTGACGATTGGTACGCCAACCGCATCGACATCGACGCAGCGACCGTCCTACAGGCTCTGGGAGGGCACCAGTGAGAACCGTCTTCCTCGCCCCGCGCCGTGACGACGGCGGGCACCGCGACGCGCTGTGGCGTTACGCGCGGGCGCGCTGGGAGAAGATCCTGCCGGACGTCCCGATCTACGAGGGCCACGACGACGGGCCGCGACCGTTCAACCGGGCGAAGGCGATCAACCTCGCCAGCGCGGCGGCGGGCAAGTGGGACTTCGGGATCATCATCGACTCGGACGTGATGTACAGCCAGTCGCAGGCGCGGGCCGCCATCGCGCTCGCGCAGGACACCGGCAAGGTGACGTGGGGCCACAGGCGCTGGCGCGGGATCGCGCAGGAGGAGACGGCCCGGATCATCGCCGACAACCACGACTTCGGCCCGGAGATCGACCCCGCCGAGATCGACCTGCTGGCGGAGCGGACGAACCCGATCTCGTGGTCCTGCTTCATCGTCGTGCCGCGCCCGGTCTTCGACGATCTCGGCGGGCTGGACGAGCGGTTCGAAGGCTGGGGCTTCGAAGACATGGCGTTCCAGTCCATCGTCGTCGGGCTGTACGGCCACGAGCGGACCGAGGGCGACGTGATCCACCTCTGGCACCCGCGTTCCTCGGACCGCCTGACGAACGGTCGGCAGTCGGCGACGAAGGAGTACACGCTGAACGCCCGCCTCGGTCGGCGCTACATGGTGGCGCTGCGCCGGGACCACGGCCTCCACGACCGCCCGGGCCTGCCCGCCAGCGAGGCCGAGAACATCCGCGACGTGGAGAACCTGAAGCGCGACGACCAGAGCCTGATGCCGCTCGTCCGCAAGTACGGCCTGCCGGACTGGCAGCACTGGTGGCCGACGCTGGAGGAACTGAAGCAGAGCGCGAAGGAGCAGCGGTTCGGCCCGCCCCCTGCCGTCACGGTGGTCATGCGCAGCGGCGGTACGGCGGACGTCTGGCCCGAGCGGAAGGAGTACCTGCGCCGGTCGCTCGCCTCGTTCAACGAGCACGTCACCGGGCCGATGACCCAGAAGGTCGTGTACTCGGACTGGGACCACGAGTTCCATGCAGAACTGCACGAGATCGCCAGCGCGGCGGGCTTCTACGTCGTCGGCCTCCGGCAGCACTCGGGCTACATCGCGGCGATGCAGGCGCTGTGGGGCTATCTGGAGCGGCACTGCGTCGGCGACTACGTCTTCAGCATCGAGGACGACTTCACCTACAGCCGGGACGTGGACCTCGTGCCGATGATGGCGCTCCTCGACGCCGACCCGAACGTCCTACAGGTCGCCCTGCTCCGGGGGCCGTACTACCCGAAGGAGCAGGAGGCGGGGTCCGTCCTCGCCAGCATCGACGGCTGGCGCGAGCAGCGGGACGGCTACATCGCGCAGCGGGATCACTTCACGGCGAACCCGTCCCTGTTCCGGCGGGACCTGATCAAGAACCGCTGGCCGAGCGGGAAGTCCAGCGAGCGGATCTTCGGCGACCGGCTGCTGGCAAACCAGCGGAGCGTCTTCGCCTACTGGGGCGACGGCGCTCCGTGGATCGAGCACATCGGGGCGGTGCGCGCTGGCACCGCCTACTAGGACACCAGCCCGAGGAGCGGGCGGACGTCGTCGAGGTCGTCGAACGTGAGGTCCGGGCCGCTGCCGTAGACCAGTTGCGCTTCCTCGGCCCACGCCTTGCTGGTCCGCTGGACCTCGGCCTCGGCGACCCGGAGCGCCTTCCAGCCGGTGTGGCCGGGGCGGTAGCGGTTGATCCGCTTCTCCATCAGGTTCGCGCTCCAGACGTACTCGGCGGCGTTGCGCTCGTCGAGGGCAATCTCGCGCTCGATGGTGGCCGTGATGAACGGATCGACGTCGAAGTCCGGGCAACGGTCGCCGTCGTGGGTGCAGGTGTGCTGGTAGCCGAACATTCGTGGTGCCTCCTGTCGGGCGCTTTTCAGCGCCCTGCCTTGCGGTGGGTCCAGACCTTGTAGCCGTGGACGTTTGCCCGAGAGACGACCCGCTCGCCACAGGCGGTGCAGGTGGACTCCCATGCCAGCCGGTCGGCTGGGGTTGCGATGTGGCGCTTCGTGTTCATGGCGGTCACAGTACGCACGTCCTGCCATCTTGTCAACCCCCTAATCCATCGTCTCACCACGCGGTACGATCCGGGAGTGGATGGCCTGATCTGGTACTGGCTCTCGTCCGAGGCGATGACCGTGACGGTCGGGGTCCGGGGCGGCTACATCATCGAGACCCCGCCCATCGTCCGCCGGTTCAAGGGCCAGAAGATCACGGCGCTGATCGGCTGGATGCGCCAGCAGAAGGGCTTCGTGATGGAGTGATCGACGCCATCGCCTGCGAGCGTCAGTTCATCGACCATCTGGTCCCGGTCTGGAACGCGCTGCCGCTGCACCTCCGGGGCGTCTTCTACACCGAGGCTCCGCTGGTCGGCTACGCGGTGGCGCAGGGCGTGACCGTGGTCGCCCCCGTCGTCCGGGAGAACTACCGGCGCGGCGTCGTGCACGGTCAGGATCACCCGGCGCTGGTGGCGTCCATCGGCGACACGAAGACCGGGCGCATCCGGGGGTACACGCGGTTCCTGTTCATCGAGCACGGCGCGGGCCAGTCGTACATCGGGGAGAACTCGACCGGCGCTCGCCATCACTCGTACGCGGGCGGCGAGGATCGCGAGGACACGTCCCTGTTCATGGTCCCGAACCACTACGCCGCTGCCCTGTGGCGTCAGAGGTACCCGCTGGCGGACGTGCAGGTGGTCGGCTGCCCGAAACTCGACGACCTGCCGCGCAAGGACCCGGGCGAGCCGCCGACGGTCGCGATCTCGTGGCACTGGCCGGGCAAGCAGGTGCCGGAGACCGACACGGCGTATGGCGAGTTCCACCGGGTCCTGCCGGATCTGGCCCGGGAGTTCAACCTGATCGGCCACGCTCACCCGAAGGCCGACTGGCCCCGGATGCTGGCGTCGGCCTACCGGCGCAACGGGATCGAGTTCGTGGCCGACTTCGCCGAGGTCTGCCGCCGGGCGGACGTCTACGTCTGCGACAACTCCTCGACGATCTACGAGTTCGCCGCGACGGACCGCCCGGTCGTCCTGATGAACCCGTCGAAGTACCGGCGCTGGGTCCATCACGGCCTGCGCTTCTGGGAGGCGGCGACGGTCGGCGAGCAGGTGGACACCCCGGCGGATCTGGTCCCTGCCGTCAGGAGGGCGCTAGACGATCCCAGAGCCACGGAGAGCCAGCGCAACGCCGCGCTGGACATCGTCTACACATTCCGCTCCGGCGGGGCACAGCGGGCCGCTGAGGCGGTCGTCCAGCACCTTGTCGGCTCGGCTACTCTCAGCGCATGATCTGCCCGGTCTGCGGCGCTGACGAGGGCACCTGTGCCGACTACGCAGACCCGGGCCTGATCCTTCAGGAGGACGACATGGCGAGCACGAAGGCTGTGGACGGGAGCAAGATGCGCTTCCCGCAGCAGCAGGTCCGCGAAGGTCGCGGCGTCCCGGGCTACACGGCCCGGGAGCAGGACGTCGAGGTCTACGACCCGAACACCGGGAAGACCCTGCGGACGGTCCGCGCGTCGAAGAAGTCCCGCACTCCGAGCGAGGACAAGTAGATGTCCCTTGTGACGCCGTCGGACGTGGCCGCGCGCTGCGCGTCGGCGGCGTCACACGACCAGACCGATCTCCAGCGCCTGATCGACGCGAACGAGATCCTGATGAACGGCTACCTGTCGGCGGCGCAGCAGAACACGGGCTCGACGACGATCCGTGTCCCGGCCTACGGCTTCAACGTCGTGCTCCTGCCGGAGCGGGTCGGGTCGATCTCGCAGATCGTCGAGCACTGGTACTTCACGCAGCCGCCCGACCTGACGCTGGCGGCGGACGACTGGTACCTGTCGCCTGACGGCACGGCGGTCCATCGGCGCTACGACGGGACCCACCAGCGCGAGTACTTCTCCGACGAGATCAGCATCACATACATCGGCGTGGAGACGGCGGCGCTGCGCGAGTCGGTCCTGATCTCGCTGACCTGCTACGACGTCGGCGCGGCGGCGGCCCCGGGCGGCAATCCGAACGCCGCTCTGGCGTCACGGCGGCTGGGCGACTACAGCGAGACGTTCAGCAACGCGGCAGGCGGCGCGGCGGCGTCTGGCGTCACGGCGGACAAGGAGAAGATCCTCGCGCAGTTGATCCCGGTCGTCGGTCTGCCGATCTTCGCGTGAGCGGCATCGAGGGGCTGTTCAACTTCACCTGCCAGATCAAGGGCAGGGATACGGACGTGGACAGCATCGTCACGAACGACGAGTGGAACCAGCCCATCGAGACCGGCCACACCGTCCTCGCCACGGTGCCCTGCGCGGTGCAGGAGCGGAGCCAGCGCGAGGAGGCGTCGCTGGTCGGCATCGGCGAGGTCGCCTCGACTCACCGGGTCTACCTGAACGGCGCGGTCGTTGACGAGTCAAGGATCATCCACGTCGTGGAACTCGACGTCGATCTGGAGGTCGTCGGGGTCCGGGACGGTGGCGGGCGCGGCCACCATCTGGAGATCGACGCGCTGGAGAGGACGAACGTCGGTGTCGTTCAAGCCGGATCGTAAGGGCATCGCGAGCCTGTACGAGGCCGTCGGCTACGGCCTGCTGAACTTCGGGCTGGCGGTGCAGGCGGACGCGCAGCGGCGCGCGCCCGTCCTGACCGGCAACCTGCGGCGCTCGCTGCACACGGCGGCGTTCGTCCGGGGCACGCGGATCTACGGCAACACCGACGAGAACGGCAACGCGATCCCGTCCTACGCGGACGAGGAGATCAACGGCGTCGTCGCCATCGTCGGGACGAACTGCGGGTACGGCGTCTACCTTGAACTCGGGACCCGCAAGATGAACGCGCAGCCGTTCCTCGGCCCCGCCTTCAACGACAACCGTCCGAACGCCGGGCCGCTGATCAAGGCCGGGATGGTCCGCCACGCAGGGAAGCCATGACGCTCCAGATGCCGGTGCCGCCGGACGTCGTCGGCAAGACGATCACCCTGATCCAGCAGATCCTCGCCGACCACGGCGACCGGCGGGGCTTCGGCTCCATCGACTTCAGCGGCGCGACCGTCCGGGGCGACGAGGGCAAGAAGGGTGACGACCCCCCGATGGTGATCGTGTCCACACCCCTCGTCAGCGACGAGCCGTTCGGTCTGGGGTCCGGCAGAACGGGCCTTGCGGACTACATCCTGACCGCTAGACTCTACGGACGGAAGGTGATCACCGGGTCCCGTGAAGCCACAGTCCTCGCGTCCGTGGTCCGAGCGGGTCTGAAGAACCACCCTCCAGTGGTGATGGGAACGGTCGGCATCCACAGGATCAGGATCATCTCGACGGGACAAGTCCTCCGGGACCCGGACACCGACGAGCCGTTCGTGCCCATGACCATCGGCCTCTACGCTTCCTCTCTGGAGGCGGCGTCATAGCACACGAGGGCTAAGGCTCTCGGTCGCGAAGGAGACTCTGGATGGGCGTGACCGCCAGTACCCCGGTCAACCTCGTCGTGGGCGCTGGGAACGTCCTGATCGACGGGTCCGACGTCGGCGCGACGACCGGCGACAACATCTTCCGCGTCGTGCGGACGTACTTCGTCCCGCAGTTGAACGGCATCCCCGGGCCGCTCGTCGGCACCGACTACATCCAGACCGAGACGGCGGAACTGGAAGTCGCCTTCGCCGAGATGACGGACGACATTCTGGAACTGGTCGCCCCGAACGCGACCGCCACGCCGTCCGGCGCGGACACCCGGATCTGGTCGCCCGGCAACCGCCGCGTCGCCTCCAGCCAGTACCACACGTACCGGCTGGTCGTCCCCGGGCTGGACACGCACTCGTTCTACTACGAGGTCCGGCGCGCCATCGCGACCGGCAACGCCGAGTTCTCCGCGCAGGACGCTGGCCTGATGGCCCCTCGGATCACCTTCAGCGCCCGCTGGGAGGCGGGCAGCACGGGCACCGAGGCCGCGTCCCCGTGGGAGATCGGCGTCCTGATCGCGGGCTCGTAAACCAGTGGCGGTGAATGTCCCCTCGGCCCCTGACGCAGGGGTCGGGGGGATCTTCAAGGCGCTCCTGCCTGACCGGGCGGTCGAGGACGTCCTGCGCGGGCGGCTCCAGATGGTCCTCGGCGAGCAGGTGTTCGTCGTCCCGGTCCTGAAGATCGCGAAGGCGGACGAGTGGCGCGACCGGCTGGCGGTCGAGGCCGGGGCGATGCTGGGCCTGCTGGCGGAGCAGCCGAACGGCGCGGCGGTCATGGGCTTCCTCGGCCAGAACAGCATGGCGCTGCTCGCGCTGATCCGGGCCTACGACGCCTCGGACGTCCTGCCGACCGACGACTGGGTCCGGGAGAACGCGACCGAACCGGAGGTCGTACAGGCGTTCGTCCTGTGCATGGCGGCCTCCTACCCTTTCATCTCCGCCGCGCTCGACATCCTCGCGGCGAACCCGGGGGCGCTACGGATCGTGCTGGAGGAGTTCGGGAGCCAGCAGACGACGATCCCGACAGCCGCGTCTGGCCCCTCTTTGACTTCGTCGCAGCCCGCTACGGCTGGACCGTCGAACAGGTCCGCGCGACGCTCACGGACGAGCAGTTCGCGGGCTACCTAGAGGCCGCCGGAGATGCGGTCAGTGAGCGCGCCGAGGCGGACTGGGAGCGGATGGTGGAGGCCGTGAGGACGGGCTACGTCATCGCCCGCTCACAGAAGGCCGCGACCCGCTGGGACGCTCGCCACGCGCAGCCCATGACGCCACAGAGCGCGGAGCAGCAGATGCGGCTCCTGATGAAGCAGTTCCCGGACAACGTCAAGATGCCCGAGAAGGTGAACTGACGTGGCCGGTTTCAACGTCGGCGACGCGCTGGTCAAACTGACCCTCGGCGACACGAAGCAGTTCGAAAACGACGTCGCGAAGGCGGCGGGCAAGGCCGGGGACAAGGCGGGCACGACCACCGGGAAGTCGCTGGCGGAGAAGATCCGCGTCGGCTTCGGCGCGGTCTCCGGCGGCTTCCTCGTCGCGGCGACCGAGCAGGCGTCGAAGTTCGAAGACCAGTTGCGGACGATCCAGACGGTCGCCCCGAACCTGAACCTCGACAAGGCGAAGAACGACATCCTCGCCCTGTCACGCGAGACGGGCAAGAGCACCGACGACCTCACGGCGGGCTTCTACGACCTCGTCTCGGCGGGCGTCTCGGCAGACGACGCCATCGGCGTCCTGAGCGACAGCGCGCACTTCGCCACGGGCGCGCTCGGCTCGACCGCCGAGGCCGTGGACCTCGTGACGTCAGTGATGAACTCGTACGGGCTGGCGGCGAAGGACTCGGCCCGGATCACCGACGTCTTCGCGAAGGCGGTCGCCGACGGCAAGGTGACGGCGGCAGAACTGGGCGGGGCGATCAGCGACATCGCGCCCATCGCGTCGTCGGCGGGGATCAAGATCGAGGAGGTCTCGGCGGGCTTCGCCTTCCTCACGAAGAACGGCGTGCCAGCGGCGCAGGCGGCGACCCAGATGCGGGCGGCGATCTCGGCCCTGATCACGCCGAACACGCAGTTGAACGCGATCCAGAAGGAGACCGGGATCAACTTCGCCGAACTGGCGAAGACGCAGGGTCTGGCCGCCTCGCTGGAGGCGCTGCGGAAGGCCACGCACGGCAACGCCGACGCCTTCGCGCAGGCGCTCGGGCGCGTGGACGCCTACCAGTTCGCGCTGCTGACGACGGGCGAGCACGCGCAGGCGTTCGGTCAGGAGATCATCGACGTCAGCCATTCGCAGGGTCTGGCGATGGACCAGTACTCGATCAAGAGCCAGTCGGCCATCGAGCAGGGCAAGCGGCTGGTGGCGACGGTGCAGTCGTTCATCATCTCGGTCGGCGCTCCGTTCGTGAACAGCATCGGCCCGGCGATCTTCGCCCTGAACCAACTGGGGCAGGCGTTCGGCTTCCCGAACATCCTCGCGAAGGTCTTCGGCGCGACGCTCGGCGGGCTGGCGGGCAAGTTGGCCGGGACGCTCGGGCCGGTCCTGAAGAACAGCATCGGCGTCGCCCTGAGCAGTGCGCAGGAGAGCGCGGCGCTGGGCTTCCAGAACCTGCTCACCTTCGCCGTGAAGCGCATCCAGATCCCGGCGCAGTACCTGATCCAGTCCCTCGGCTTCGCGTTCGAAGACGCCTTCTCGTACCTCGGGGCGACGAGCGCGGGCAAGTTCGTCACGAAGTTCCTCGGGGCGCGGGCCCTGCTGACGCTGGCGACGACCGCCGCCGCGATCATCGGGCCCATCGCCATTGCGGTCGCCCTGACCTTCGCCGCGCAGGGGCTTCAGGACCAGAACGCGAAGGATCTCAGCGACAACCTCGCGAACGCGCTGAAGGACGGGACGGACGAGGCGGTCGCGGCGGCGGAGAAGCACCTCGCCGATCTGGAGCACGGCGCGCGGGCCAGCCACAACGACTCGTGGCTGAACATCATCCTCGGCCAGAAGGCCGACTTCGACAAGGCCGTGGAGGAGCGCAACCGGGGGCTGGAGGCGCAGGCGAACGCCACCGCGCGGAACCTCGACGGGGTCGCCGCGACCGTCGGCCAGACGAACGGCCTGAACTACGCCACGGCGCTCCTGAAGGGCATCGGCGGCGGCCTCGCCGAGGGCACGAAGGCGTTCAGCCCGGCCATCGCGCTGCTGAAGGGGCTCGGCTCGCTCGGCGGCAAGGAACTCCAGAAGTTGGCGCACGAGCAGGGGCTCCGCACCGCGCAGGCGCTGGCGCAGGGGTATCAGGACGGCAAGGATGCCGTGAAGACCCAGTGGTCCTCGTTCCTCGACATCCTGAAGAACAGCGAGTCACCGACGAAGGAGCGCGCGCGGCTCCTCGGTGAACTCACGAGCAAGGCGCTGATCAAGGGGCTCCACGACCACGACCCGTACGTCAAGGCGACGGCGGAGACCACGAAGCAGGTCATCCTCGACCGCCTCGCCACGCTGAAGACGAACGCGCACAACATCGGCAAGGACGGGATGGAGTTCCTGCGCCGGGGCATGAAGTCGAAGGACGCGGATATCAAGACCGCCAGCAAGGCGATCTACAACGCCGCGACCAACAGCACGAAGCACCTCCCGGCGGCAGGCACGACCGAGGGCTCGGGCCTCGCGAAGAACGTCGCGTCAGGCATCGCGACGAACATCTGGCGCGGCGCGCTGGCGGCCTACAACCTCGTCTCGGAGATCCTGAAGTTCACGAACCAGTTGCCCGGCCCGGACGTCCACGTTTCCAGCCCGCACATCCCCCGCGCGGCGCACGGCGCGAAGGCGCGGGCGGGCGAGCCGTTCATCGTCGGCGACGCGGGCAAGCCGGAACTGTTCGTCCCGAACGTGCCCGGCGTCATCGTGCCGGAGGTCCCGAAGTACCGGACGCTCGGCGCTCCTGACGTCACGGGCGGCGCGGTCGTCAACACCAGCGTCAGCATCGGGGCGATCAACCTGCACGGCATCGGCTCGGACGTCTCGCCCGACCGGGCGAAGCGGTTCGGCCACATGATCGCCGACGAGATGGGCAAGACGTTCCGCCAGCAGGGCGCGCGCATCGGGCTGCACCCGAACGTGGTCCCGTGAACGCCAGCATCGACGCGGTCGAGATCCTCCAGACCTCGACGCAGCGGCTCGGCTACCCGCCGAACGCGCAGATGGTCGGCCTCCTCGACAACGGGACGCAGACCACCGGCAACGCGGTCATGCAGTCCGGCGCGCTCGGGTGGCGTCAGGCGGACATCGAGTTCAGCCTCGACGACCGGGCCGACGTGGACGCGATCCGGGCGCTGTACGAGACCCACGAGGTCGTGGTGTACGCGGACCCGTGGGGCGACACGCACAGCATCCGCATCCTGAACTTCGCCGCGTCGGCGGCGGGCAACGACCTGTGGGCCTGCGCCGCGACCGTCGTGGAGACCGAGCCCTTCTTCAACTACTCCTGATGCAAGCGATCTCCGACGAACTGACGGCGATCCTGAAGTCGCACTTTCAGGCAGGCAGCAGCGGCTTCGCCGGGTACGCCCGGATCAACGGCGTCAACTACCGCTGCAAGCGGATCAGCCGCGACCGTTCGTTGCGCACGCAAGCAGACCAGTTTGAGATCGAACTGGAGAACGAAGACCTCGCGCTCGGCTGGGGCGTCACCAGCATCTTCCACACGAACCAGCGGGTGCGGATCTGGCAGTGGTACGGCGCGCGGTCGAGCCGGGTCCGGTCCTTCGACGGGATCATCGACAGCGTCCGGGACGGGCGCGACCTGCCGACCGTCACACTCACCGGGCGCGACCGCTTCGGCATCGCCATCGACCAGACGTTCAGCGCCAGCGCGCCGCAGGGTCTGGGCGAGACCGGCGCGGTGCGGACCGAGGCGAACGGCGTCTTCCTGAACCGCGAGGCGTCGTACATCGTGGACGCGGCGCTCGACCTCGTCGGCTGGCCGACGGCGGACCGCGACATCCTGACGACGAGCCTCGTCCTCTCGGAGTACATCTTCGGCGACGGCTCGTCCTACGCCGACGCGCTGATGGGCGACGCGGCGATCACGGGCCTCACCGGGTACGACCTGTGGGCCGACGAGCACGGCATCGCGCACTTCCGCCCGACGCCGTCGAGCGACCTGATCGAGGTCTCCGCGCCGCCGGTCTATACGTGGCGCACGGGCGAGGACGTGCTCGACCTCGGTGACACCACGGACCAGTACGAACTGATCACCCGGGTCAAGACGCGCGGCCCGCTGACGACGACGACGCTGACCGATGCGTGGCATCTGGTCTGGCAGACCTACAAGGTCCCGGCCCCGGTCGGCATCTGGTACGACCCGGCGCACACGACGCAGATCCGGGTCATCAGCAGCAGCACGAAGAAGTTGTACACGGTCCGCGACAGCGACCATCAGGTCCTGAGCAGTGTCTATCTCGGGGCGGTCGTGCCGTACCCGCTCGGGATCAGCGGCGACCCGTCGGACTCGACGCACTACTACGTCCTGAACTGTCCGTGGAAGTACACGGGCAGCACGTCCGGGAACTACGTCGCGAAGATGCGCAAGTCGGACGACGTCCGAGTCTCGACGATGGCGCTCCCGGATGGCCGGTGGTCGGCACTGAAGATCAGTGCCGCGTTCATGTGGCTGACGAACCTCGACACCGACCGCTTCTACAAGCGCGACAAGACCGACGCCAGCGCGATTGCTAACTACGGCCACACCTATGCGAGCGTCTCGCAGACGAACCCGTCGGGCCTGATGATCGACGGGACGACGCTCCACCTGTTCTGGGCGAACGGCGGGACCACGGCGCGGTTCCTGATCGCCGACGAGAGCGCGCCCGGGACCGTCACCGACTCGGTCGCTACGAGCGGCAGCACGCTGCACGGCGGCGAGATGAACACGACGACGCACACCGAGTGCTGGGGCGACAACGACGCGATGGGCCTCACCGCGAAGTTCAGTCTGGTCTCGCCGGTCTCCTCGACGCACGAGGTCGCAGCGGAGATCATCGATCAGGATCTGGAGGACGAACTCGGGGCGAACGCCGAACTGGAGGACCGCATCCACGACGCGCACAGCGGCGACCCGGCGCACCCGTGGGAGTCGCGACGACTGAGCATGAACCTCGACAAGATCGACTCGCTCGCGCAGGCGGGCGACGTCGCGCGCTTCCAGTTGGATCGACTCGGGCGGCGGCGTAGGGTTGTGGACGTGGGCATCCTCGGCAACCCGGCGGTGCAGAAGAACGATCTGGTCCGGCTGGAGGACGCGAAGACCGGCCTGTTCCAGAACTTCGTCATCGACTCGATGCGGGACGACATGGTCGGCGGCGACGGCGGCTCCTACCTCGGCGTCGTCTCCCTGATCCGGGGCGGCGTCGCGAACGACGAGATCACCGAGCCAGATCCTCCGCCGAGCGATCCTCCGGCTACTGACCCGACCGGACCTGCTGTGATCCAGACCGTGGACTCGCAGACCGTCTCAAACTGCACTCCTCCGAACCCGGTGACGGTCGGTCACATCCAGTGGGCGTTCATCGCGATCCGGGGCGGCGGCGGCAACGGTCTGCGCGGTAGCGGCTGGTCCCTTGTAGCGAGCGCGACAGGCAACGGCAGTCAGACGAACCCGTCGGCGCTCTACAAGCGGACCCTCGTCACGGGCGACACGAGGAACGGCCCGGCTTCGCTCGGCAGCACTGGCGGCTGGTACGGGCCTGCCGGTGGCGACAAGTGCTGGATCGCCGAGGTCGATCAGGACGGCACGCCGTCATATGCGCATGTGGACAGCAGCGTCGGGTCGGCCACCTTCAACGGCGGCACGGTCTCGGCCTCGTCCGGGTCGCTCATCCTGTGCGGTGCAGCGATGGGCATCGCAGATATCGACGAGAACAAGATGCTCTCGGTCGGGGCTGGCGTGACTCAGTTCGACAACTACGACGAGGGTAACTCTGGCAACCGCCCGTGGAAGTGGGGCGGCTGGAAGTCCAGCGGCGGCGGTTCGGACGCCGTGACCGGAACTCTCCGAGACGAACTGAACATCGGCCCGACCGCGATCGGCTACTCAGCAATCACAGTCTGCATCGACCCGGTATGAGCGTCCGCGATTATCCCGTCCTCTGGCTCGGGGCCACGAAGGGCTCCGGCAACGTCGCGACCGCTGGCGGCGGCAACGTCCTGCTGAAGACCGCGTCGCACCATCTCGACGGTCCCGAGCATCTCGTCGCGTCTGATGCCACGACGCTCGACGCCACGATCACCGAGCACGGCCTGCTTCCGAAACTCTCCGGGAACGCCTACGACTTCATCAACGGTCTCGGCGCGTGGGGTCGAGCGGGCACCGCGAACGGGGGTCCGGTCAGCATCCGATATACCTTCGACACGACCACGACGGACTCGGACCCGGGCAGCGGGAAACTGCGCCTATCGAACGCAACTCAGTCGAGCGCGGTCACGGTCCGGGCCGACCTCGCGGACCTTGACGGCAGCGACGTGACGGCACTGCTCGCGATCATGTCGAGTGGCTACCTCAGGCTCCAGAAGGCCGACGACCCGAGCAAGTGGCTAGTCGCGACCGTCAGCGCCGTGGCGTCGCCGTCGGGCTACAAGAACATCACAATCGCGAACATCGCCAAGAGCGCGAACAGCCCGTTCGCGAACTCGGACGTCATCGTCCTCTCGTTCATCCCGAGCAGCGGCGGCAGCGCGCTCACGGTCGAGGAGTCCGACGGCAGTCCGACCGACAGCGCGATCACGAAGATCAAGTTCCCGAACGGGACGCTCTCGATCTCCTCCCACGAGGCCACCTACACGCCGACCGCTGCGGCGATCACGATCCAAGAGGAGGACGGCAGCCCGACCGGCTCGCTGACGACGCTGAAAGTCCCGAACAACAGCCTCGTGGACAACGGCGGCGGGTCGTTCTCGCTCCGTCAGGCACCGCAGGGCTTCATCGGCTGCCGCGCCTACAACAGCGCCGCGCAGTCCATCGCGAATAACAGCGCGGTAGCGGCCACGTTCGACTCCGAGGAGTACGACACCGACGGCTTCCACGACACCGGCTCGAACACGAGCCGGTTCACCGTCCCTGCGGGTCTCGGCGGGAAGTACCTCGTCAACTTCAAGGGCTACTGGGACTCCTTGGTGTCGCCGTCGGGCGGCTCGTCCGACGCCATCATCTGGTTCGCCAAGAAGAACGGCACAACAGAGATCAGGGGCCGCTCGCGTATCGACCAGACGTTCCCGACAGGTAGTGCTTCCAGCGTGGTGATGGACCTGACCGCCGTGATCGATCTGGCCGCTGGTGACTACATCGAGTTCATCGTCTTCCAGAACCACGGGTCATCGGCCAACCTCGGCGACAACACCGTCTACCAGACGACCGGCGAGATCGTCAAACTCGACTCGGGCCGCGTCGGTCAGGGCATCGGGGCGGTCGCCTACAACAGCGCCGCGCAGGCCATCCCGACCGCGACCACCACCGCGCTGACGATGGACAGCGAGGAGTCGGACACCGACGGCTTCCACTCGACGGGCAGCAACACGGCTCGCATGACGATCCCGACCGGGCTGGGCGGGCGGTACATCGTGACGGCGGGCACCTACTTCGCCGGGAACGCGACCGGGCAGCGCATCCTCGCGCTGCGCAAGAACGGCACCACCGACATCAGGGGCAGCCTCAGTCGCATCCCGACGAGCCACGCGACCAACGGTTCCGGGATGAACGTCAGCAGGGTCGTGGACCTCGTCGCGGGCGACTACGTCGAAGCGGTCGTCTATCAGGACAGCGGCGGCAACCTCGACGCGGGCTTCGCCTCGACGAACACCGCGCAGTCGTACATCGGCATCGCCCGTCTCGACTCCGGCAGCGCCGCCTACACGGGCGCGCTCTGGGGCAGCGGCACGGCCTTCCCGTCCGGCCCCGTCAGCGGCCAGCGGTACACCCGGACCGACATCTACGGCGGGATGGACTTCCAGTACGACGGCACGCGCTGGCGGTCGATCCAAGTGTTCCAGTCGGCCATCATCCAAGAGAACCTGCTCTCGTGGACCATCGACGCGCAGCGGTGGCGGTTCCCGCTGTTCCAGCCAACGTACAGCGTGTGGCTGATCGAGATGCGCGGCGATACGGTCACAGCGACGACGAACGACGGGTCGCACTACTGGACGGTGAAACTCGCGAAGGGCAGCGACAACACGACCATCGTCTCGTTCACGACCGCCGCCGACACCGTCAACGCCGAGGCGAACCATCTCGTCGCCATCGGTGCGGTCTCGACCGAGAAGCACCTGTACGTTCAGGGCGACAGGACCAGTACGCCGGGGCCGCTGTACCCGTTCATCGTCGTGCTCTACCAGATCATCGCGACGTGAGGAGGCTCCCATGACCGCTGCCAACGGGACGCTTCCCGGCATCCACCCGCGTCCAGAGCATCGTGGTGGCGTAGGCTGAAGGCATGAGCACCGAACTGCTCGCCGGGCTCCTGCTCGGGGTGTCGGTCGGCTGGTACTTCGACGAATGGCTCCGCAACTCGGTCGTGCCAGCCCTGATCCGGCATGGCCGGAGATGAGCAGGGCGCGGCACGGCCAGATCCCGCCGAGGAGCGGCTGCTGCGGCGTCTGCGGATCGTCGCGGGCTTCGTCATCCTCGGCCTCATCGTGCTGCTGGCGACGGTGGACACCCTCGGTCGGCTCCTGATCGACCGCGACTTCCACGCCTCGGAGGTCATCCTCGGCACGCTGATCGGCGCGCTCCTCGTGCTGGCCGGGCTGGAGACCGTCACGCGCCTGCCGGGAGGCAAGAAGTGACCAGCAACGCGGCGTTCTGGATCAGCCTGTTCCTGTCCCTGACGTGGGGCGTCGGGCTCGTCGTCAGCGTCCGCGAGTACCGGGAGACCCTGCGCGCGCGGCGAGCAGGCGAGCGCCGCAGCGGTGACGTGGTCTCGTCGTTCAGGCGGGTGCTGGTGCTGTGGTGCCTGTGGCTGATCGTCGCCAGCGTCCTGTTCCGCAGCGCGTTCCTCGCGCTCGGCTTCGGCGAGACGACCAGCGCGACCATCCTGTACTTCGCCCTGATCGGGTCGAACGTCGTGGGCAGCCTGTTCTTCCTCGTGAGCCTCCGCTATGACTAGGCTCCTGCTCTGGCTGGGGGCGAACGCTCCGACGCTGATGATCGCCAGCACCATCGCGGTCGCCAGCGCCACGGCGGGCTACGTGGGCGGGCGTCTGGCCGGGCTGCCTCCGCCTGTCACGTCACCCGCGCCGTCCGCATCGCCTACGACGGCCCCAGAGCCGAGCCAGACCCCGCTGCCTACTCCTGCGCCATCGCCCGAGCCGTCGGCCTCCAGCGGGCCCCAGAGGACGCCACAGGCGACGCCAGCGCCCACGCCTGCGCCGACACCCGAGCGGACGTCTCGGCCCACCCCGCGCCCCACGCCGCGTCCGACGATCCCGCTGCCGTCCCTGCCGGTGCCGACGCCGACGCTGCCCCTGCCGAGCATCCCGCTGCCGAGCCTGCCGGTTGTCCTCCACGACTGTCGCCATGTGCCCCAGTGCCACCGCTGTCAAGCCACTGGTTGCAGCGAGCAAGCCCCTGTTACCCTGTGACGTGATGGCGTTCGTGAAGATCCGCTCGTGGCACATCCCCCGCCTCACCGCCCGGGGTGGCGGCATCCGCACCCTCTGCGGCCAGTGGATCGCGAAGCCGGGCAAGCCCGCCGAGACCTTCCCGAGCGACGAGAAGACCTGCGAGACGTGCCTCCGACTGAACGCGAAGGCGGGCCGATGATCGAGCGGTTCGTCCCGCAACTCGACGGCTGCAACCTCTGCGGCAACCCGAACATGGGCGGCCTGAACTGCACCTGCGCCAGCATGGCGATGTGGCTCTACCGGGCCAGTCAGGGCAAGATCGTCACGACCTCCTGTCACGTCAGGGACCTGACGAACGACTGTCAGGACGGCACGAACCTCGACCAGATGACGAAGGTCGCCGACCACTACGGGATCAAGGGCTACACGCTCTACAAGGCGACCACCACCGCGCACCTTCAGCGGCTGCTCCAGACCGGGCGCTACGGCGCGATCATCGACATCGACTACAGCCCGCTGGCCTGCACCGTCCACGACTGCTTCCGCTGCCAGTTCTTCGGCAACCACGCGGTGTTCGGATCGAGCGGCAGCGCGAACTACCTCCGCTACGGCGACCCGGGCGCGGACAACCGCGACGGCAAGGCGGGCGGCATCCCCGACGGCTACCAGAACATCGCGTGGGCGACCATCTGGCGGGCTGCCGGGATGCTGGATCTCGGCACGCACACGCTCGGGCAGGGCAGCGTCTACGCGCTGCTGACGCCGGTCGATCCGCCCACGGCGACCGTCGAGTGCGAGGTGGTGATCAGCGGCCCCACGGCGCTGTACGCGACGCCGACCGGGAACTACGTCCGGTCGGTCGTGAAGGCCGACTACCTCTGCGAGGCTCGCAAGTACAGCGGGTCGTGGCGGTACAAGATCATCAGCCGGTCGGACGGCACCGCCGCCGCGAACAAGGGGCTGTTCTTCAAGCCCGGCAAGTACACCGACAGCACGAGGGTAACGCCATGACAGAGCAGGAGACCGACGTCAAGCCGCAGGACCCGCCGGACCGGACCGGCGACGATCCGTTCGACGTGAGCACCGAGCCCGCCCTGCCGCAGTCCGACGAGGAAGCCCCGAAGAACGACCCGGTGCCGACCGATGCCTGACCAGACCGGGGCCATCGCCTCCGCTGGCAGCGCCCTGACCGACGGCGGCGGCATCAGCGCGCTCACCGGGTCGAAGGTGCTGAAGGACGCGGTCGCGGACGTCCTGCTGTCGCTGCCGCCCGCGCTCGCGGCGGTCAACGTCTTCAGCATCGACGACGCCTTCAAGGCACCGATGATCGTGATCATGACCGTCGGCACCGCCGTCCTGAAGGTCGTCTACCGCGTGGTCCTGAAGTGGGCGACCACGTAGGGTCTCGCCAGACGCTCTAGGACGCCCCCAGACAGGAGAGCGCCTCCGGCATGGGCACCGGGGGCGCTTCTCTGTGTCGGCGGGCTAGCGGGCCTTCAGGTGCATCCCGCAGGCCGGGCGACCGTCGGCGGTCTTGCCCTTCGCCGGTCGGCGGCAGGCGTCGGCCTTCTTGTCGATCCAGACGAGGCACTCGCGGCCCCGCATCAGAGCGGCGGCCTCGGCGTCCGCCAGCGGGTGGGTGTTCATCGAACGGTCCTCCAGTAGGCCATGCGGTCTGGCGCTTCGGCGACCTTCTGGATCGCCTTGCCGCAGGAGATGCACAGCGAGAGCCTGCTCGGCTCGGTCGTCGTGCCGACCCTGACGCCACGGACGAGGACGACCGCCCCGGCGGGCAGGACGTAGGCGTCCTGCGGGCGGTGGGTGTGGGCGGTCATCGGTGGCTCCCCGACCGGATGTCGTCGAAGTAGCAGCGGAAGTCGCTGTCGTAGCCGCCGTTGAACTCGTGGTCGGTGGCGAACGTCCCGCAGTCCGCGCACTTCGTGGCGAAGGAGGTGGTCGAGCCGTTCGGATGGGTGACGACCGTCCGGGCCTCGTTGAAGGCGTCCGCCTCGGCCTCGGTCGCGAAGGCGTTCTTCCCGCAGCGGCAGCGGAACGGGGTGAGTTCCGCCTCGATCTGCGCGGCGGTCATGGGCTCCTGCGCCGTCATCTCCCTCATGGCGGCGGTGAGCAGTTCCTGCTCGTCGGCCTTGTCGGTGATCTGGGAGTTCGACATCTGGTTGCCTCCTGTGTGTTGCGTGATGGACGTACCGTACGCCACCCTGCGGACCTTGTCAACCCCCTAGTTCTGGGGAGCGACATACGGCGGGATCTCGCGCCCGTCCGTGGCCTTGTGGCAGCCGCTGCCGTTGCGGCAGACCATCGCGATGGACTCGGCCCCGTCGTCCTGCGCGTAGAAGTGGCGGCGGACCTGCATGGTCGCGCCCGTGACGCGCCCGCAGTCGAAGCAGACGTACTTCGGGAGTTCGTAGCCGCGAGCGCGGCTGATGCCGTAGTTGATCCGTGAGGTCTGGCGTGACATCTACTTGCCTCCTGTGCGGCGCTTGGCTGCCGCTGCTTCGTCCTTCGCGATCTGGCGGGCGACTGCCCGTTCGAACGCGGCCTGCTCGCGAGCGACCTGCTCGTCGTTCATCTGCACGTACTTGCCGCTTGCGTTCTTGGCGATGCGCTTCATGGCAGTAGTATGCACGTCCTGCGGACGCTGTCAACCCCCTAGTTCAAGTTCGCCCGGATCTCGCCTCGCTTGCGCGCCGCGACCAGCCGCTGGTGAACGGCCTGCCGGGTGACGCCGAGCCTGACGGCGATCTGCTCCATCGTCAGGCGGTCCCGGTCGTACATCGAGATCAGGGTCTCGTCCTGCTCGCGCAGGGTGCGGGCCCACGTCTCGCGCTGCTCGCGCGCCCACGTCAGGGCGCGCGCTCGTCTCTGGTCGATCATCCCGTCTCCTTCAGGTCAGGCTGGTCCTTCGTCAGGTGGTAGTGCTCGGGCCTCTGGCTGCACTCGTACGGCCAGAGGCGCTTGCCGCTCGTCGCGTGGATCTGGTTCGCCCGGAACCGGGCGTCCGTCTCGGTGTGGAACGCGGCCTTCGCCGCACCGTCCTCCCGGACGTGGGAGCGGGGCTCACGTCGCCATTCCATCTCCGGCCCCCTGCGGCACCAGCCGGTACTCCCAGAGGCCGTCGGCGACGTAGCGCCGCTCGACCTGCCGTCCGCCGAACTTCGCCTTGCGCAGGTCGCGCAGGCGGGCGCTGATGGACGCCTCCGGGTCGCCGGTCTTCCGGGCCAGTTCCTCCAGCGTGTGCCAGCGACCGTCGCTGACGCAGGCCCGGACGCGGATCAGGCTGGCGGAGAGCCGCTCGCCATCACGCGCCGGGTCGAAGGTCCGCCCGCCGAACAGCGGGATCTGCTCGCTCATGTCAACGTCCCTCGCTCTGGTACTGCTCGATGCCGTGGAGAGGCGCGCCCGGCTCGTCGCCCGGCCCGGCGTTCTGGATGGCCTCCAGATCCGCCTGCTCCCGCGCGACGCGGGCCTGAAGGTCTTGCACCTCGCGGTACTGCTGGTTCAGGAAGTAGGACGCGGCGGTCGCCATGTCGTCCTTCGTGGCGGGCTCCAGTTCCCGAACCGAGTAGAGGACGCTGACGTCTGCCGGGTCGGTGTACCGGCGGACCCAGACGCTCTCGCGCGACTCGCTGACGTCCACGATGACGCCGACGAAGTAGCGGGGGCTGTTGCCTCGGGCCGGTGACGTCACGGGCCATCCGTACGCCGCCGACCGGTTGCCGAAGATCGCGTCCCTCGCGACCATCGCCGCGAAGGCGTCCTGCTTGTGCTGGTCGTAGCCGTTCATGTCAGCGTCCCTTTCGGGGCGACGAGCGCCCATGCGTGAGTGCTGCACCGGAAGGCGGTGCTGCCGTTCGTGAGTGCGATCTCCCGCGTGGCGGGCTGGTCGCACTTGTCGCACCAGACCTGCGCGAGGGATCGCGACGCCTCGACGGCGTCCATCGCGGCGGCGAGACGCTCGCCACCCTCTGCGGCGATGTCGATCTGCTGCTGGAACGCCGCTGCGGCGCAGTCACAGTCGCCACCGACGGGCTCCGGGCATCCGGGCTGGTGTCCTGTGGTGTCGATCTCGTTCATCGTTGCCTCCTGTTCCCTGCCGGTCTGGCCGGGTGATGGACGTACCGTACACCCGGCCATGCCGACCTGTCAACCCCCTAGTTCTGACCTCGGCCCTGCTCCTTCATCGACCGGGCGGCGGCCTCGGTGACGAGCCGCTCGATCTGGGCCTTCTGGCGGAGGGCGATGGTCTTCAGGGTCCCGTAGTCGCCCTGCTCCTTCAGTTGGGCCTCCAGCGCCTTCAGGCGGCGCTCCAGACCGTCGAGGTAGGGCAGGACGAGGCGGATCGCCTCCAGCCGGTCGTCCTTCTGGGCGACGGCCTTCTGGGCGAGTTCCTCCGGGGCCGGGATGCCGAGGTCGTGGAGTTCCAGCAGGATCTTGCGGGCCTGCCGGGTCTCGTCGGTCTCGCCGCCCTTGTACTGCTTCGCTGCGAGGACGAGCGCGCCCGCCGCGTCCGGGCCGAGACCCTTCAGCGGGAGCATGACGTTCGTCGGCTCCGGGCCGATCAGCGCGCCGACCGGCTCCTGCCAGCGGTCCTCGATGACCGCAGGCTGCTCGGCGCTCCGTCGCGTCACGATCTTGTTCGCCTTCTTGCGCTTGTCGCGCATCGTCTCGGGCGAGAGGCCGCCGCGCATCTGGCGCTCCATCTCCAGATGCAGAGCGTGCTGGAGATCCTGTCCGGCCTTCAGCAGCGTCCACTGGCTCCCGGCGATGTGCCCTCGGTGCGACTCGTAGTGGATCGCGCCGACGTGGAGCAGCAGCAGTCGCGACGAGGCGACCTCGGCGGGCTTCAGGCCGGTGAGTTCGGCGATCTCGGCGTCCTTCAGTTCGACCGCGCGGTTCAGGGTCAGGAGCGGTTCGATCAGCGCGATGCGCCGCCGCCACTCGTCCATCCGCGCCCGGGCGGTGAGGTGCTGAAGGGGCGTTCCCTGCTGGGTCATGTCGTGCCTCCTGTGGTCGAGTGGTACAGAGCGCCGCTCCGCTGTGGAACGGCGCTCTGCGTGGCTCCTACAGGCTCTGGAGAGCCTTCAGGGCTGCGGTCTTCTTCGTGACCGCCGACCCGCGCAGGATCGCGAGGGTCCGGGTGTCGTTCGCGTCGTTCCGGCGGCCCCGGTACGTGACGCCGTAGTCGAGGAACTCGCCGATCCCGTTCAGCGCGCCCCACGCCGTCCCACGGATGCCGTCCACGGTCTCCGAGGTCAGGTAGTTCTGGAAGGCGAGGGTCGAGGCGAGTTCCGGCACGTCGTCGGCCTCCACGTCGTCCATGTCCACCGGGAAGACCGCGTTGCGCAGGATGTCCAGCACCTGCTGGTCCGTCACCTGCTTCAGGGACAGACCGGCGGCCACGCCGGAGAACTTCTCGGCGTACTTGAAGGTGATCCCGAGGGCATCGCGCGCCGCGAGGATCTTGCGGTCGATGTTGCCGCTGTGGCGGATCTTGAAGCGGGTCTTCGCGCCCGCCAGCGCCACGTTCAGGGTGTTGGAGCAGACCGTGCGGACCGGCGTGATCGCCGCATCGCACGCGCCCGTCCCGTCGTGGCTGTTCGCGACGAGCAGGAACATCTTCGTGTCGCTGTCGTCGCCGGGGACGCTGATCCCGAGGTGCTCCAGTTCCATCGAGAGGAAGACCTTGCGCCCGCCGAACAGCGAGCCAGCGGTCTCGTACTTCGCCTCGCCCGAGTCCACGAGGTTGTCGGCGAAGCCGAAGGCGTCGTGGTTCTGGATGACCGCGTACCGGCTGCCGACGATGCCGAGCCCGGCGTTGTCGCTGGTCCGGTACAGGCCGAACTTCTCGGGGAAGCCGATGTGCCCCAGATCGCGCTTGTCCACGATCCAGTTCAGCCCCGCGTCCTCCAGCATCTCGTCAGCGGTGGCGAGCCCCTTGCGGGCCTTGCCCTGACCGTGCCACGGCGTTCCACGCTCCTGCGTGTAGGCCATCGTTTCGACTGCTGCGACCATGTCGCGCCTCCTGTTGCTCCCGGTCGAACGCCGGGTATGCAGGTACCCTAGCCGGTGACGCCACGGGTGTCAAGCCCCCGGACGGGTGTCTCATCAGGTGAGACAGTGCTCTGGTACCTTGACAACTTCCAGCCGGGTGCAGTATGGTGCTCACATGAAGTCACGCCGACGCCGATGCGACCACTGCCGCAGCCTCGTCTCCCTCGTCTACGCCATCGAGCGCGACGGGTTCGGGAGCCGGGTCTGTCAGGACTGTCTCCAGCGCGGGGACAAGGTCTTCCACGGCTACGGCAAGGAGGACTTCACGGTCTGGACCTACCAGACCGGCAACAAGCCCGCACGGGCACAGGAGGCATAGATGGGCAAGGTTCTAGTCCTGCGCCAGATCATCGTCACGAAGGAGGAGGCCGCGATCCTCCGGGTCGCGCTGGCGGCTCTCGGCGAGCGGGAGGGCGTCCTGAGCAGCGACGGCGAGGCCGTCCTGAAGACCCTGATCGCGAAGACCGAGGCCGTCCTCGCCAAGTTCCCCGGCTGATGCGAACGGCGACGTGCCGGACCTGCGGCAAGCAGGTCCGGTACCACCCGCGCAAGTTCGTCTGGCAGCACACCAGCAAGGGCGCGGACCACGCGCCGATCCCGACAGGAGGCAACTGAGTGTTCAAGGAGTTCGCGGAGATCCTGCGAGCCGAGGGGGTCTCGCAGATGGGCCTCGCCCGCATCGACGCATGGCTGGCCGACCAGAACTACGTCGTGACGTGGGACTGGCAGTCGGCCAACCGCCGGGCGCAGGAGGCGGTCGAGGCGGAGCGCAAGGCGCGTCAGGCGGCGGCGGTCGAGGCGGCGGTGCCGTACACCGGCCCGGCGATCAACTGTCAGGCCACCGTCTACGGCGAGCGGGTCTCGTCGTGGCAGTGCCAGCACCGGGCGAAGTTCGTCATCACGAACCAAGACGGCAGGCGGATGAACGTGTGCAAGGCGCACGTCAAGACGCGATCCGCGAGCGAGCGATGAACGACAAGCCGACGGTCACGCTGGCCGACCTCACGCGCCTTCAGGCGCAGGAGTCGAAGCCTTCCCCGCTGACGGCTGACGAGGTGGACGACTACGCGACGGCCTGCCTCGTCGTCCTCCGGGGGATGCCGATCTCGGACAAGCGCAAGGTGATCGCCCGGATGGGGCGACTGATCGCGAGGAGGCGCTGATGCGCAAGGCTCTCTGGTACCTGCTGGTCGGGATCGCCGTCGGCATGGTGCTGATCGCGTGGACGTCGATCCCGGACTGCTACACGTGGTCCGTGTCATGCTGACGGCTGACCGCGCGGCGTTCCTGAAGGAGCGCCAGTCCGGGATCGGAGCAACTGACGCCGCCGGGGTGCTGGGGCTGTCGCCGTGGGCGACGCCCCTGAGCGTCTACCAGTCGAAGGTCGAGCCCATCGCGGAGGAGGAGGTCTCGGGGCAGACTCTCCCGCAGTGGCTCGGCCTTCGGCTGGAAGACGTCGTCGCCGAACTGTTCTTCGCCCGGACCGGCCTGCGCGTCCGGGCCGACAACCAGCACCACCGGCACCCGGCCTACCCGTGGCTGGTCTGCCATCTGGACTACCGCGTCGTCGGCAGCCCGGACGTGCTGGTCGAGTGCAAGACGGCGAACGACTCCCGGGGCTGGGGCGACGACGGCACCGACGACGTCCCGGTCCACTACTGGGTTCAGGCGCAGCACGAGATGCTCGTGACCAGCGCGAAGGTCTGTCACCTCGCGGTCCTGTTCGGCTTCCGGGAGTTCAGGACGTACCCGATCCAGCGGGACGAGGCGTTCCTCTCGACGTGGCGTCAGGCGGCTGCCGAGTTCTGGCAGCGGGTCGAGCGCCGAGATCCTCCGCCGCTGGAGGGCGACGAGTTCTCCCGGCGGGTCGTCCGGTCCCGCTGGCCCGAGCACGACGAGACCCTGAAGACCCTGCCGCCGGAGCGCGAACTGGTCGTCCTCCGGCTCCGGGACGAGCGGGCGAAGTTGAAGGCGCAGGAGGCCGTCGTCGCCACGCTGGAGCACCGGGTCGAAGACCTGATCGGAGACGCCGCAGGCATCACCGGGTCGTGGGGCAAGGTGACGTGGAAGCAGACGAAGGACCGCGTGAAGGTCGCGTGGCAGTTGGTCGCCGAGGTCTACCGGGCCGCGCTCGGCGACGTCGTGGAGCACGTCGCCCCGGGCGATGACGACGAGGCCGTCCGGTCTCTGGCGTCGGCGCAGATGGCGCTGGACGCCGCCGAGTCCATGTACACCAGCACAGAGCCGGGCTACCGGCGGATTGACGTGAGGTTCAAGCAGTGAACAGGGCAGGACCGCCGCCCGTGACGCCACAGGGCGGCAAGGAGCGGGAGACGCTGGCGCTGGTCGTCCGCGAGATGGACCAGCGCGTGGACCAGTTCGGGCCGCTCCTCGGGGCGGAGAACTTCGACCGCTGGAAGACGGTGGCGCTCCACGCGCTGGCGCAGAACCAGCGGGTGCTCAAGGAGTGCTCGGTCATCAGCATCATCGAGGCGATCCGGGAGAGCGCGGCGATGAACCTGTCGCCGACCGGCCTGCTGGGCGAGGGCTGGATCATCCCGTACAAGGGTGTCGCCACCTTCCGGCCCGGCTACCGGGGGCTGCTGAAACTGCTCCGCAACAGCGGCCAGATCCGGCGGACGGACGCGCAGGTCGTCTACATGGCCGACGAGTTCGACCTGCTCCTCGGCACGGACCCCCAGATCATCCACCGGCCCTTCCTGTTCGGCGAGAAGTCGTCCGATGGCGAACTGCTCGGCGACCGGGGCGACTACCGGGGCGTCTACGGCTGGGTCGAGATGGCGACCGGCGAGAAGGTCATCGAGTGGATGGCGTGGGCCGACGTGGACGTCGTCCGCCGCCGCTCGCAGGCCGTGGCGCAGGGCAAGGACAGCCCGTGGGACGACTTCGCTGGCGAGATGGCCCGCAAGACGGTCCTCCGACGGCTCCTGAAGCGCCTCCCGCTGGAGACGATGCCGCAGGTCGCGCACGCCGTCACGGCGGACGAGCAGGCCGACATCATCGAGGGCACGGCGACGGAGATCCCGCCCGCCACAGGACCGCGTGCAACGGCGGCGGCCTACGCGCTGGCACGAGGAGACGCCGACGAGCCTGAAGCGCCTCTCCGTGGCTCTGGGAGCGCCGTGGAGGCCGCTGCGGCTGACAGCGAAGGCTGCGGCGCGCTGACGCCCGACGGCTACGAGCCCGGGGCGTGCATCCAGACCCTCGGCCACGACGGCAACCACCGTGACGCCACGGGCCAGACGTGGAGTTGATCACCCGGCGGAAGGACGGCTGGCCGCGCCTGCGCCAGACCGTCCTCGCCCGGGATGGGGGCTGCGTGGCGACGAGCGGGATGTGGTTCCGCACCGACGCCGCGACCGACTCCTGCCGGGACGAGCACGGCCTGCTGATCCGCTGGGACAACGTCTTCAAGATGGAACTGGACCACGTCCGCGACGACCGGGGCGCCCGGCTCGACGACGAGGCGCACCTGATCACCGTCTGCCCGTGGCATCACAGGGGCAGCGCGTGGCGGATCGACACGAAGGCCCGCCGCCAGCGGGAGAGGGACGTACTGCGCGCCCTGTACCCCGAGCACTGGCCGGTGGTAGAGTGATCTGTGCCGGTGACGGCGCGAAGCGGCGTGCGGGCCGGGAGCCTACACCTCCCGGCCCCCCGCTACCTGTGTAGGAGGTCTCTCTGATGCCGTGGATACGGATTGACGACCACTTCGACGAGCACCCGAAACTCGCTCGCGTGGGGCCGCTCGGTCAGGCGCTCTGGCTTGCTGGTCTGGCGTACTGCAACCGGAACATGACCGACGGCTTCATCCCGTGGGGCGTGGCGGGCGGCCTGATCTCGCTGGAGTTCATCGACGCCGACGAACGCGCGCACCGGATCTACGGCGGCCCCGAGATCCCGGACGAGGAGGGCTTCATTCCGTCGCCGTTCACCGCGTCGTTCGTGATCAAACTCCTGACGGACGCAGGGGTCTGGGACTTTGCCCCGTTCGGGTATCAGGTCCATGACTACTGCGAGTACCAGCCCACGAAGGCGCAGATCCTTGAGGAGCGAGCAAAGAAGGCAGCGGCTGGTTCAGCAGGTGGTCGAGCAACTGCCGCAGCGCGTGCTACAGCACCTGATGCAGCAGAAAGCCAGCAGAAACGCACCCCCAAACCCAAGACCAATCCCACCGGAGATTCACACCTCTCCGTCAAAGAAACGAACGACTTAGATTCGCGAAGTGACAAGGCGCTTCAGCCCGGCCCGCTCGTTCCCGAGCACTTCACCGAGACGGCGGCCCTGCTGGAGGAACTGACCGGCGTGACGTACGCGCTCCGCGACCCGTGGGGCGCGATGTGGCGTCAGATCGAGGAGCAGATCCGCCGCCACAGCGCCGAGACGGTCCACCACCGGATGCGCCTGATCGCAAGCCGCCTCGACAACCCGGGCGTGGACGAGATCGTCTTCGGCACCGGCAACAGCCTCCGCCGCAAGGTCGAGACCGAGGACGTCAAGGCGGTCGAGCGGGTCGAGTCCGAGGAGGCGAGCATCGCCCGTCGGCTGGAGCGGACCCAGATCCGCGTCCACGAAGGCGGCGGGCACGCCGACCCGAGCCTGTTCAAGAAGTGCCCGATGTGTCGTGACGCCACACCGGGCCTTGATCCAGCGGTGCTCACGCACTAGGCTGACGAAGCACCACCGGCCATGTTGGATTGCCTCCTGTCGTGGCCGGTGGTGCGCTTTCACAGGAGGCACGCCGTGGAACACATCGCCGACGTCATCGCCCGGACCTGCCCCTGCGGCGGAGATCCCACCGGGCCGATGCACGAGGAGTCCCTCCTCCACCGGACGTGGCTCCTCGGCAAGGGTCTGGCGAACCACGACCCCCTCGCTGACGAAGACCGGCGCGGCCTCGTCGCGAAGATCCCCCCGAGCGAGAACCATCGCTTCTCGCTCGACCGCGAAACAGGGGCTTGACAGATATGCGGTATGCGCGTACTGTTCCTCCCATGAACACCACCTGCGACCTCTGCAACAGCACGATGACCACCGCCCACAAGGCGACCCGCAAGCATCGCGAGAACGTCGCCCATGCCGAGCGCGCCGAGCGCCACGCCGCGATGATGGCCGCGCTGAAGGCGACCCCGGCGACGGTCGAGGTCATCGACGCGGGCTACCAGCCCCGGATCAACCTCCACGTCTACGACGTCGTATGCAGCGCCTGCGGCCCGAAGGCGCTCGGCCAGAAGTCCGGCGACGCGAACTCGCTCCGCGACCTCCACGCTCGGGTCCACGCATGATCCGCTGCCGAGGCACCGGCTCCAGCCGCAGGACCGGGCGCTGCATCGTGATGATCCCGGCGGGCAAGCCGTCGGGGCTGTGCTACTTCTGCGAACGGACACGCTGATGCCGAAGGGCATCGACTACGTCGGCCTGAAGTTGCTCGGCATCCCGTCCGAGGACTGGACCGGGACGAAGTTTCAGGCGTGGATCGTCACGAACGCCCGGCTGAATGGCTGGACCGTCCGGGTGATGGACCAGCGGAACACCCGGGGCGTCCTCCGGGCGCAGTCGATGGACCAGCGCGGCTGGCCCGACCTGCTGATGCTGTGCGACTCCCGCTCGGTCTGGGTCGAGTGCAAGTCGAAGGGCGAGGCGCTGTCGTCGATCCAGATGCTCCGCCACGCGCAGTTGCGCCACGCCGGGCACGAGGTGCTCGCCCTGACAGCAGGGGACTGGCGGATCGTGATGGACGTGATCGCGACGTCGCCGATGGTGCATCCGTGACCCGCTACGAGGGCAAGCACCTGACCGCCGTCTGGCCCGACGAGGCCGTGAGCGGCTACCGGGCGGGCTGCGCCCTGCTGGCCTTCGCCTTCCTGATCGGCTTCGGCCTCGGCTTCGTTCTCACCACATGGCTCGCTGGCTCTGGGCCCGCGCCGACCACGACTCCCCGACCGGGGGCTTCCCAGACCGGATGGAGCAGGACGATGGGGACCGTCCTGTCGGTCTGGGAGATCCCGGCTCCGGTGAGCGCGTCCTCGGCGCGGCCTCCGGTCCATCCGGCCATCCCGCAGGTGGTCCATAGCGTCAGGATCGCGCCACAGCCAACGAGAGGCACCGTGACGGGCATCGCGTCCCACATGGGGCACACGGAGCCACTTGGCTATCTGGCGCTCCCCAGCGGGCCTCACAGACGCGCAACGATCTGCGGCCCGCTGGCCTGCGTCACCCGCGTCAGCACCGACGCCGGGCCGAGCAAGGCGATGCAGCGGCAGGGGCGGGTGGCCGACCTGTCCATCTACGACTTCGCCACGATCTGCGGCGACCCCGGCATGGGCCTGTGCCACGTACGAGTGACCTACCGATGAAGGCTCGCTGCCGACGCTGCAAGGACGAGGGCTTCCTCCGGGGACCGTGCCCCGACTGCGGCGCGCTTCAGGTCCGGGACGGGACCGTGGTCCACGAGGCCGGGCAGTTCTTCCCGGACGTCCCTGTGATCGCGAAGCCG